ATTACGGTGCCGTTCTACGCTCTCAGTGATGGCACAACGCTCACGGACCTGGATGCCCCCCCAACCCTACAGGCGTATGACATTGCCGGCACCACCGCGATCGGCTCCGCTGTCACCTGCACGAGGGACAGCGCCGGCACCTATCACGGCGATCTCGAGATCAGCAGCCCCACGTTCGCCGTCAACACCGGGTATATGTGGAAAATGGCCGGCCTCTCTGGAACGAAAGCACAGGATCAGACCGGGTATTTCGTTGTGATGGTTGTCGTATGAGCATTGTCACCCCCTGCGGCAATCCTGTCAACGAAGCGGACTGCGGATACTGCCTGAAGATCAAGGATTGCCGGGAAGCCTGCGAGCAGATCTGCCGGGGCTGCATCCGTGAGGGGATCTGCCCTGCCGGTTATAAACACACCTGTGCAGAAGGCGGCGTGTGCAGGGGCCGGGAGCTGACAGCATTGCGGGAGTTCACGCAGCTGCATGGAAAGGGGCACTGAGGGATGGGTCAGAACTGTTGCATTTGCGCGCACCCCAAGAGAAAAGAGATAGACAAAGCGCTCGTCGCACCAAAACCCAATTTCAGCGCGATCGCGCGCATTTTTGATACAAATCGTGACTCAGTGCGCAGGCACCTGGAAGGGGGACACGTCGCCGAAAAAATCAAGAAAGCCGCGGATGCACAGGAGGCCTTGGATGCGGACGACCTGCTGAAGGAGATCCGGGAGACCGAGAAGATCACCAAGGACATCATCAAGGCGGCGATGAACCGGAAGAAGAAGGTAAAATCGGGAGACAAGGAAAAGGAAGAGAAAGCCCCGGACCACGACACCGCGCTTAAGGCCCTCGCCCGGAGAGAGAAACAGATCGAGCTCAAGGGCAAGGTACTCGGGGCATTCAAGGACCCCGCCGCAGGAGCCGGTAAGCCAGTGATTCCCGTACTGTATATCCCGGACAACAAGCGGGGGAGCAGCAAGAAATGATCGCAGCGGCCAGCCCTGCACAGGAAGCAGTCATCATCCGCCCGCAGGTTGGCCCGCAGGAGGCGTTCCTTTCGACCGATGCGGATATCTGCATTTACGGGGGGGCCGCAGGATCCGGAAAAAGTTTTGGCCTGCTCCTGGACCCGCTCCGCTACCNTCTCGACAGTCAAGGGCTTCGGGGCAGTCATCTTCCGCAGGACCACCCCTCAGATCACCAGCCAGGGGGGCCTCTGGGATACCAGCTCCGCGCTTTACACAACTCTCGGGGCCGTGCAGAACCGCACCGATCTGAAATGGGTATTCCCCCCGTACGGAAACGCCGTCAAGTTCTCGCACCTCGAATATGAAAAACACGTTTACGATTACCAGGGCGCCCAGATCCCGCTGATCTGTTTCGACGAGCTTACCCATTTTACCGAAAACCAGTTCTGGTATCTCATGAGCCGGAACCGATCCGTTTGCGGGGTTCGGCCATATGTCCGCTGCACCACCAACCCGGACCCCGACAGCTGGCTCATCACCGGGTCGGGTGGCAAATGGGGCACGGGCCTCATCGGATGGTGGATCGACCAGGAGACCGGGTATCCGATCCCCGAACGGTCGGGCGTCCTTCGCTGGTTTATCCGGGACAACAATGTCCTGGTATGGGCTGACACTCCCGGGGAGCTCATAGAGAAATTCCCCGGCAGGCAGCCGCGATCGCTGACGTTCATCCCCGCAAGACTTGATGATAACCCCGCGCTCACCAGCAAGGACCCGCAGTACCGGGCCAACCTCATGGCGTTGCCATACGTCGAGATGATGCGGCTGCTGATGGGCAACTGGAAGATCCGCCCGACAGCAGGCGACGTGTTCCAGCGCGGATGGTTCCTGAAGTCATACCGCCCGGACCTGTTCGTCGATTACCCATGGACCCTGAAGATCCAGAGCTGGGACACGGCCTTCAAGGTTCCGATCAAGAAAAAGACCGGGGAAACCACGGATCCCGACTTCTCGGTCTGCCATACGATCGGCATGAACAGCCAGGGATATTTCGGGATCGATCGCTGGAAAGGCCGTGTCGAGTACCCCGTCCTTCTCCAGACCGCGATCGACCTGTTCCTCAAGGATAAACCGCATTTCGTCCTGGTCGAGGACAAGGCAAGCGGCCAGAGCCTCATCCAGTCCCTGAAAGCGTCACAGTATCGGATCCCGGTAATCGCGATCAAGCCCCTGCCGGACGCCAACAAGCGGGCCCGTGCCGAGTCGATGACGCCGGTCTTCCGCTCGGGCCTCTGGTGGATGCCGGAGGGAGCGTACTGGGCGCATGATTTCATTGAGACAATGGTGGCATTCCCGGATGATACGGTCCACGATGATGACGTTGACGCGGTCTGCCAGGGCCTCTGGTATCTCTCACAGGGACGGTTTACGAACCGTAAGCCGGTATACCAGATTGCAGATGACTTCGTATTTTGACCAACTCCGGGCGAAATTCCCCGGGCAATTCGTAGAACGGAACGAAATTTGAGGGATTAAGAATGGGAAACAAGAACGCACAGAAAAAACAGGAAGGAAAGATTCAGGAACAGCCCAAAGCCCCCGCACAGAAAGGCGAGGAAGAGAAGAAGGTCGAACAGACGCAGAACCCGACAATCAAGGTACCGGCCGAGCTCAAGGAAGCCCTGGAGGGCCTGAAGGTAGGGGAGGAATCCGTTGCCGATGTGATCCGGCGGCTGATGATCCAGAAAGCCGCCACTGATATCCCGGACGACGGGCTCATTCCCCTGAAGATGACCGGCAAGTCATACCGGACCCTGATCATGGCGCTCGGCTCGACCCCGGCGCTCTGTGACATCCTCTGGAAAGCGCGGGTGCCGGAATGATCCGAGACCAGATCGCAGACACGATATCCGGCGGCCACCTCTCCGAATCCCGCAAGGCTCTAACCGACCTCGGGGCGAAGTATACCAACCTCTCCGCCGAGACCCGCAAACTATCCCGGCAGGTCGAGACCCTGAAAGAAGGGGGCGTGGTCTCGGAAGGGTATGCAGATCACAGCTGGCACGACCGCCTTGCCATGGATTCAAAATGGCAGCAGCTGAGCGGGTATGCAAACCATAGGGTAATTCAAAAATCGGACGTGGACCTGTACCATGATCTCGTTTCTTATGCGTACCAGTTCTCCCCTCTGATCAAGGCCGCGATCGATATCAAAACCCAGTATACCTTCGGACTGTCGTTCAGCATCGAATCAGAAGTCGAGTCGAACAAAGCCACCATCGATGAGATCATGGGCGACCCGAGGAACCGCCTTTTGATGTTCGGCGCACAGGCAATTGCCGAAGCGGACCGCGAGCTGCAGAAAGGGGGCAACATCTACATCGCAATCTGGTGGAAAGCCCGGATCCCGCAGATTCGTGTCTGGTCCTCGTACGAGATCACCGATGTGCTCATGAGCCCCGATGACGCCATTCCGATGTTCTATGTCCGGACCTGGACAAATACCCGGGGGGAACAGCGGAGGACCGCATACCCCTCACTGTTCAACACCGATTATGCCGGGGGTGTCACCATCAACGGCGTGTATCAGGATGTTGATCCGAACGTCCGGGTATACCAGATGAGCGAAGGCCGGGGCCTCCGGCAGAAATGGGCGATATCCCCACTTGCATCGGCCCTGCCATGGAACCGCACCTATGAGGGGTTCCTGCTGGACTTTGCCGCGATCGTGCAGATGATCCGGAAGTATTCCACCATGTTCACCACGAAAGGCGGGGAAGGTCAGGTATCGGCCCTGCAGACCCAGTTCTCGCACGAACAGCACGGCCACCATGCAAACGAGATCGGCAACGGGATCGTGGCCACTGAAGGCAACGATTTTAAGGTCATCGATGCCGGCAGCGGTAAGATTGTAGGCCCGCAGGATTCCCGGTATTTCCTGCTGCAGGTATGCACATCCACCCGCGTCCCGGAGAACATGCTGACCGGCAACCTCCAGACCGGCAACAGGGCATCAGCGCAGGAGATGACCGCCAACTTCCTGCCGATCATCGAGGACCGCCAGACCATGTGGGACGAGACGTTAACGGAAGTCTTCGCCACCATTCTGGATAACCGGGACTTTACCGTATCATTCCCGCCCATCCGCAGCCAGGACGCCCTCACGTACCTGCAGACCCTCACCCAGGCCGCCACGCTCGGGCAGGCTGGCAAGTTCGCCGGCACGATCCGGCCGGAAGATTTCATACGGGCAGCGTATGAGGCTATGGACCTGAAGGTGCCGGACGATGCCACGATCGACGAGATGGTCCAGGGCATCATAGATATGATTGCCACGGATCCCGCCGCGACCGACGCGCTCAACAACCTCACGCAGGCGACCAACGACATGACCGCTGCGATCCGGGAAATGATGGAAAAACAGAAGGCAGCCGAAGCATGACCCTTGCCGAAGCCGCCGATCGCAGTTACCGGGCCGCAATCGGTGCCCAGAAGACAGCGCAGATCAATGCCATCGCACGGAAGCACCGGCCCCGGTTCTCCGCTTTTTTCCGGAACCAGAAATCCATCGTTCTCGACAGGTTCAAGGATTACCAGTTCCTCTTTACCGAGTCGTACCGGACGATGAGCGAGGAGGTCCGCCCCAACGAATTCCTTACAACGCACGACTGGGACAGCCTTTGGAACAAAGTCGAGGAAGAAACGTTCGACGACCTCCAGAAAACCATTGCTGCCGTTGAGGGTGACGGGGTCCTCAAAGGAGCGCAGCAGTTACAGAAGTTAATCCCGACGGGGCACTACGAGGGAGGGAAATGGGTCGAAGGCGTCCCGAAATTCTGGGACCTCTCAAACCCCCGGGCTGTTGACTATTTCATGCGGACGGGCGGCAGCGTACAGTATATCCGGGGAATCAACGAGACCACCGGCAACCAGATCCGGACGATCATCACCAAGGCAATCGACACCGGCCAGCCTTACACGAAAACCGCAGGAGAAATCGCCGATGCCTTCGATGGGATGAGCCGGGATCGGGCGCAACGGATCGCGGTCAACGAAGCCACGCACGCCTATGAAAACGGAAACCTGATGTTTGCCCAGAGCATCGAGGACGAAGGCGTCGAGATGGAAAAAGCCTGGAATACCAGCAAAGATGAGAAAGTCTGCGACTTATGCGACGAGAACGAGGCAGTAGGATACATTCCGCTCAATGACCCTTTCCCCTCTGGCCACCAGGTCCCGCCTGCTCACAATGGCGATCACTGTTACGTGACGTACCGGCAGGTTGCAAAAGTATAGATTCTTCTTTTTCCTCCGGCGACAGTATACCGAATATTTATAGTCTCATATATCGAATGACCATTAAGACACCATGAAATTAATTCCGTTGACTCAAGGGATGTTTGCACAAGTCGATGATGAGGATTATGATGAATTGGTTAAATTCCGATGGTTTGCCCGTAAACACAACAAAACGTTCTATGCTGCTAGAAATTTAAAAAAGGGGCAAAAATTTGTTACATTTCATATGCACAAGGAATTACTCGGGGAAATCGAAGGAAAGGAAATAGATCATATAGATGGAGACGGATTAAATAATCGAAAAGAAAATTTGAGATTTGTGACGCATCGGCAAAATTTGCAAAACCGTCGTGACACAAAAAGTATTCATCAACCCGGAGTTTGGTTAAAACGATCTCCTGATAAATGGCAGGCGATGATACGAATCAACGGTATTAGAAGGTATTTGGGAACTTTTCCCACAGAAAAATTAGCATCTGATGCTTACAATTTAGCCCTCCAAAATATTGGGGAATTCCGGGTCTCGCAACAATAATTCTCCGGCGACAGTATACCGGACCTCTCGCCGGTGGTATACCGGACACTTTTGTTTATATCTCCTTCCGCACCCCATGATGTAATGGCAGCCAGAAAGCCATTTTGTACTGTTTTCGGGGGTGCTTGCCATCCCTGACCATCCGACGCTTATCGCCGGCGATGTGATGAGGTTCCGTGAAGCAGCGGGAGCCTCATCGAAGCCTGGGACGATAGAACTTCACATCATCCAGCCCGGGCGCGGGTCGAGTGGTTACTACCTCGAAAAGACACTGAAGAAAGCATGCGAGGCGGGCGTATACCCGCAGAACATGCTGATGCACTTCGACCA